TGAATCGGAGTGGCGGGATTCGAACTCGCTATCCAAGTGCTAAAAATTCATTGTTTATGCGTGGTTTAGACAAAATCTTTTGATTACCTTTGATTACTTTTATATAATTTAAAAAACGAAAGGAGATTCTTGCAAAAGTGCCAAAATTTTATATGAGGGTTTTTTGACGGATAAGTGACGGTTTTACCGTCTTTTTTTATGCCAAAATTTAATCATAAGGAGGGATGACCTTATGGGAAAATTCAAATTTTCAGATGAAACACTGGAACATATATTCAGCAAAGAACGTACAAGGGAAGTGCCGATTAAGTATCAATCAATCATGGTTCATGTGATCGAGGAAGTTTTAGGAGAAACGGGTAATGCTTATGAATTTCAGTCCGTTGGGACTTATGAACAAGCCGACATATCAGACACTTGATGAAGCTGAAATTGCGAAACAGATAGAATCAATGGAAGAAAGGGAGAACAGAAATGCCGCAGCCGATTATGAATCCGAACTATTTCAATCCGCAGTATAGAACACCTATGTACGGACAGTTTATGCCACAACAGGAGCAATTCCAACCACAGCAGTTTATGCAACAGCCACAGCAAAACGCAGTACAGATGTACGGTCGTATTGTACCGGCACAAGAGTGCATAGCACCGAATGAAGTTCCTATGGATGGCAACACAGCTTTTTTCCCAAAACAGGACCTGTCGGAGATCTATGCTAAATCCTGGGGAGCAGATGGGAAAATCTATACAAGGCTCTACAAGCCTGTTTTAGATGCAGACCCTAATAGTTTACCGTCTGACACAGAAAAGGCGAAATTTGACCTATCAGACGAAGCCACAGCGGTATTTATGAAGCGTTTCGATGAACTGGAGCAAAAGATTGAGCAGTTGAAATCTTCGCAATCGCAAAGAAAAACTTCACAATCGCAAAGAAAGGATGATGCAGATGCTTAAGTCAATGGGGAATCCGCAACAGTTTATCCAAAATATGATTGGAAACAACAAGATTATGTCTAACGACATGGTAAAAAACGCTTATGGGATGGTTCAAAAAGGTGATTTCCAAGGAGTAGAAAATCTAGCGAGAAACATCTGCAAAACGAAAGGTATAAACCCTGATGATGTAATAAGACAGATAAAAAGTCAGTTTCCTTTTTAACAGCATATTAGAGGTTTGTGCACAAAACCCGGGAGGCCTCTTTATGAATAAAATTATGGAGGTAATCTAATATGTTTGAAACAAACAACAGTCCTTTTACCATGCCTGTTATTCCGGCTGCCGGAAATGGCTACGGAAATAATGGTGCATTTGGTGACGGTGGATGGCTCTGGTTCATAGTCGTAATTTTTGCGATTTTTGGAGGTTGGGGCGGTAATGGATGGGGCGGTAATGGCTCTAATTCCAGTTACTACACTGATTCTGCATTGCAAAGAGGGTTTGACACCCAGTCTATCATCGGTAAACTGGACGGAATCAACAACGGTCTGTGTGACGGATTCTATGCTGTAAACAACGGTATGCTTACCGGATTTAATGGCGTAAATACCAACATTTTACAGACTGGCTATGGCATCCAACAGGCTATCAATGCAGACACCGTAGCAGGAATGCAGAATGCTAACGCTTTACAGGCACAGTTAGCGCAATGTTGCTGCGAGACCCGTGAAGCTATCCAGGGTGTAAACTACAATATGGCAACGAATACTTGCGCATTGCAGAACACCATGAATAACAACACTCGTGACATTATCGACAGTCAGAATGCCGGTACAAGAGCCATCCTTGACTACTTATGTCAGGATAAGATCGCTACTCTGCAGGCAGAAAACAACAATCTGCGCATAGCCGCTTCTCAGGATCGTCAGAATGCTCTTCTGACCACTGCCATGAGTGCACAGACACAGCAGATCATCAACGCTGTGAATCCTGCGCCCATCCCGGCATACCAGGTTCCCAACCCTAACGTATATTACGGATGTGGTTGCAACACTGGTTGCGGATGCTAAAACTGCATATCGAGTAACTTAACCTTAAGGTTATGTCTGCTATGCAGAATTACTGACAACATGGGGCAGACTATATGGTTTGCCCCTTTGATTTTGAAAGAGAGGTATTTATTATGGCTGAATATACAGCAGTAGCATTACAGACTGTGGCAGCAGGAGCGGACGTTGCTTTTACCGAAACTGCCGTAAATGGAAGTGGTTGTATCACTCACAGAGAGGGATCTGGAATTGTGAAGTTAAGAGGTATCACTAATCAGTGTCGTGCAAGATTCCTTGTAAGTTATTCCGGCAACATTCAGATTCCTACTGGTGGAACTGTTGGGGAAATCTCCCTTGCACTGGCAGTAGACGGAGAACCTTTGCAGTCCACAAGAATGATTGTAACTCCGGCAGCAGTAGAGAATTTCTTCAATGTATCTGCGCAGGCTTACATTGATGTTCCTCGTGGATGTTGCAGTACGGTAGCGGTTCAGAACACTTCTACGCAAGCTATTGAAGTGCAGAACAGCAATTTGATTGCCGTTCGTGAAGCGTAGGAGGTGAAAAATCATGGATGTTAAGAGAATGCATGAAATGATTGAAAAACTTTCTGAATGCGCTAAAACGCAGTTTGACAAGGGCATCGACCATGTAGACACTTGCGAAATGGGAAAAGTAGTTGATATGATGAAAGATTTGTCAGAAGCCATGTATTACCGGGAACTGACAAAAACCATGCAGGACTATGACCCGGACGAAAACATGGAAATGTTTGAACGTTACGGTGACGGTGGCAGACGGTACTATGACCATTACCGCTATGCTGACGGCAGATTTGCACCTAAAGGTCGTGGAACCTACCGCAGAGGTTATGAAGAGCCACCCTATTACCACATGACCCCGGAAATGTATCACCGTGACATGGACAGAGATATGGGGCGTATGTACTACACGGAAACTTCTTCATCCGGTATGCGTGATGCAAGAGAGGGCAGAAGTGGAATGAGCCGCAGAACCTACATGGAAAATAAGGAACTGCATAAGGCTAACACGCAGCAGGACAAAGAAGCAAAAGTCCGTGACCTGAACACCTACATGACCGAACTTGCAAACGATATGACGGAGATCATCAACGATGCAACACCGGAAGAAAAGACGGTACTGCGAAACAAGCTGTCTGCACTGGTAACAAAAATCGGTTAAACACTTAAGGGGCTTATTTAGCCCCTTTTATGTTGGAGGTGGTAAGTTGTTCACAATAAATGGAATGGACTGGAATTTAAGGCTTGTAGGAAGTCACAGCCCTATGCTGATGCGTTCTGATGGTACATATACGTTTGGAATGACAGACAGGAACACAAGAGACATTTACATATCAAATATGATTCATGGTAATTTCTATGATCGTGTGCTGTGCCATGAATTGTGCCATGCGTTCTGCCTGTCCTACAATCTGACTATGGACATTCAGACAGAAGAGATTGTTGCCGACTTTTTGGCTACCTACGGAAGAGAAGTGTTTGCTGTAGCTGATGAAATTATCAAAAATTACATGAGAATGCTTGCGTAATTATTTGAAAAATGCTATACTACAAATGTACACAAACAATCTTACGGGGTGGTAGCCGTAAGGAAAACAGTGTAATGGTTACATTATGGTGGGTAACCGATTCGTTAAATAGCGTCAAACATGTATTTTAAAAAGAAGAGTGTCCTTGTCGTGGAGGACATTCTTTTTTGTTTAAAAATAAGAGCACCCTTGCGGATGCCCTTAAAATCAATTATCTTGATGCTCGGATAAGTCGTAAATAACTTCGCCTGTATCTTGGTCTACAATCAGAACATTAAAGTCTCTGTCTTCAGGTGGAACTAAATTGTATGCTTGAATGGAATCACTTAGTACTCCGCATATAATTGCCACTCCAAAAGGAATAAAAGGATTGCCAGCTTCGTATTCTTCCTTGTTTGCGTAAAAAGTAAACTCTGAAAAATCATCGTTGTAGTCTACTGATTTTAGAGAAGCATACTGCTCATCAGAAAAAATTTGTTGAAACGTAGAGTTAAGATTATCTTTACTCAATATCTCATCTAGTGTAGCTTGTCTATTTGATTCCTTGATTGTCAATGTGTAGTGGTCATCGTCATATACCTCTACCACAGCATCAGGATTATCTTTTTTATAATCTTCCACATATTGTTCGATCCCTACGTTGTTGAAATCGTAAGCAGACAAGATAATATCAACGTCCTTGTCAAAAAGCTGTGGTGTTTCCGATTCCTCTACTGGTGATACATTCGGTGTTTCTTGTGGCTTCTGCGTAAGATCTACGGTGTTTGTCTGTGATCCACAACCGCAGACAAGAAGTGATAAAGACAGTAGTAATGGAATAATTCGTTTCATAAGCATTTCCCCCTATAGGTTTTATTAAAAATCTCATTTTTTGAGACTTTTTTCGTAAAAATTTTGGGTCAACCGTTTTTATACCCCCGTAGGTCTGCATTTTCAACAGAAAATCTCATTTTCAGAGGTTTTTGAAAGAAAAATTTTTCTACAATTTTCGTGCTAAAAATTTTCAATCCCCCCGGGGTAGCACTTTTCAAGCTGAAAAATCCGTTTTCAGAGTTTTTTCGCAGATTTTTTCAGACCGATTCAAGGTGTGGAACATCTGTGTGCTTCTGCTGTGCAAGTCCTGGACCGGTCACCCGGTCACCGTGTCGCAGCTTTCGCAAGGTCTCCGACTGCAGAAAGCATGGAACCATAGGCAGACCGCAACAGCTCCGCAGATTCCGAAGACAGACCACCGGCGGCACTCTCAACCCGAATGACGGTTTCCAACCGTTCCACGGCATCCGATACGCTCTCCATAATGTCATATATATGACCGATTCCCACTTTTCGCATTTTGATAAAATCCCCCTTGTAATATTTGATTTTACACCAAGACAGCGCAAGCCGTCAATATATCCGGGCGCAGGATCTGACCGGATCCGGTAGAAGAGTAACACAAATAGACCGCCAGACGGCAGCAGTTCCAACGGAACACGACAAAAAGACGGCTTGCAACCGTCTTTTATCTGTTTTCAAGTTCAAAAATTGCCCACCGCAGGGCGGCGGCTGTCTCCGTGTCTTTCTCTCGCTCCGCACGCTCTAACAGATTGTAAAGTCTTTCAAGGTTCTTTTCTTTCATCTTGGCAATCTCCTTTTTAATATTCAAAACTTATTTATCCTCATATATGATGTATTTATAAAGTTTTGTGTACACATCACCACACCTGTCTCTGACTATTGACGCACCCATTTCTTTTGCTGATTCCTTATTTTTTGCAAAAACTATAATATTTTCGATTTTCGGTATAAATATAGAAGATCTTTTATGTGGCACAAAGCTAATATTATATTGTTTCATTACATTTTCCTTTCTCCCGGCATCCGGGTAAAAGCAAGCCGGGGCACGATCCCCGGTGTAAGCCTGTCTTACTTGCTTAATATTCAATTTTTAATTGCGCAGAACCTTTATATAAAAAAGCTGTTTTTCCGTGTAGGTCGCTACAAGTCCAACCACCAGAAATATAATCATTTATAAGGCTTTCAAAATGCTGATAATTTGCACATTTAATATATATCATTGTTTCAGTCCTCCAATTCTATGTAGTATCTGACGATGTACACATATTAAAAGTAAAAATAAAATTTTTCTCCGGTTGCGTTCCATTCTTTGTCTAAGATTTCCATTTTGTATAATTGGCCATTGTTACCGTAAGTGCCAGTAGAATAGAAAAGCTGTGTTGCGCTACATCCTTTAGCTTCCGGATACGCTTTTTTTATTTCTGCGATGATGTTGTTAATTCTATCATCATTAGCACCGCACAAATAAGAGCCGGACGGGACATCTTTTAAGCAGCTGATAAAATGGATTGCATTCTCAAATTGGTAGCAGTTGCCGTCTAACTTGATACCGTCTAAACGCTGACCCTCTGCCAGAAGATTTTTCCGTGAAATTCTTTTACTCATATTGCTTTTACCTTTTCACCCGTGTTATAATTTGGGTGCCTTTCTTTTTTAGGTGCCGCTCGTTTATCTTCCAGGATGCCGGGCGGCTTTTGTTTTCTGTTGTTAATGCTATTATATATTGAGTAATTGCATAAGTCAATATAAATTGAGTAATATTTTATAAAATAGCATATTGCACAATTAAACAATGAACAAATTGAGTAATTTATACAAAAAAATGTTATATATTGATAAATTAAATTGAGTATACTATAATAAGTAAAAAGGAGGTACTAAAAATGGAATTATTGGAAGCAAAAAGGAAATTAGAACAGCGTTACAACAAGCAAAACGAGTACAACAAATCTAAATATGACCGGGTGTCGGTTATGCTCCCAAATGGATACAGGGACAAAGTAAGAGCAGCAGCAGAAAAGGACGGCTTAAGCCTAAACGCTTATATATTAGAGGCAATAAAAGCAAAAATGAAAAATATTGAGTAATTTATAAAAATGTATTGACATAATAAATTGAGTAATGTATAATACAATTACAAACAAACGAAAGGAGCAGAAAGAATGACAGGAACACCGGAGCAGATCACAGCAAAGAAAGCCGCCAGGATCCGCTCAAACGTCCGGCAGTTCTTCCGGTACTACCGGGAGCAACTGGAAAGCGTGGAATCAGAACGGCTGAAAGAATTTAACCTGGCAGAACTCCAAGCACTGGAAACAGTGCAAGCGGAAACACTCCAAGCACTGGAGAGCATGACAGATTTGGAGTTATTGACCAGCAAAGCCGCATACGGTGACAGGGCGTTAATTGACCGGATCACAGCGAGAGCGGAACGGATCAGAAGAACAAGTAAACAAATAGCTTAAAAAAGAAAGGTAAAAGGTGGAAAATATGAGAATTAACGGAATCGGAACAGTAAGAAAAGAAGAAGCAATGAAAATCCTAACAAGAGAGGGTCGGGAAGCTGTAAAAAGCGGAGAAATTACACCGGAAGAACTCGGACAGATGTATAAACTTGAGCAGATCAAGAAGGTTTCAAAAATAGGGCGCTGCGGGGATACGTTCCGCGCGAATTATGACCGGATCCCGGATGATCTGAAAGACCAGCTTACACCGGATCAGCTTGGGCGGCTTGTAGATGCCTTTTATGAGTGTTACGGAGAGGGAAAAAACGATAATAGAGATTAAACAGCAAGAGAGAGGATAAAACCTCTCTCTTTTTCTGCGTAATTACAAAAATTACAATTGTTTCAATCCTTTATCCTCCCAGAATTGGCGGGAAGATCTTCCGGCATCCATCCACACCGGAAGACAAAACATAGTTGCTGTTTTACAAAAAACATAATTTTTTCAACCCGTGCCCGCCAGAATCGGTAGCGGAACCATCACAGCGACCATCTACGCTGTGAGACTGTTAAAATCATAGCACAAAATACACATATTGTCAAATATTTTAAGCAGGTTGTTACACCTGCTTTTCTTGATCTATTTTCACTGCGACATTTTAACGTGCTAAATTTTGTAGACAAATTGTAGACATTTTGTAGACGCAGATTAAATAAGATTAGAGTAAATAAAAAGAGATTAAATAAAATAAAAATAAATAAGTGCAGAAAGATATTGTATAACCAAGTATATATAAATACTAGAGCTGTCCGGCTGCCACCATGTACCCATCTGCAAAAATTACCTATCTGTCTGTCAAAAAATCCCATTTGTCAAATTTAACCGGATGATATTTTTTAATCACATGATTTTTATATACTCAGGATCACCGGCAGACATACCACACCAACAAATTGTCAAATGTGTAAAATGTTGTTGTGGATTTATAAATATGTCTTGTGGTATGATAAAAGCAGTTAGGGAGCCGACGTTAATACGGTGCGAGTGACAGCGGTGCAAATCCAACCCCCCTCTGGATATGTAGCCGCTCAGATTGTAACCAAGACCACCGGAGCCGACAGACCGAAACCGACAAGAAGTCACTAGCTTGTCACTTTTGTAAATTTATGTTTTTGCCTGATCTGTGGAGGAGATCAAAAGACATAGGTTTATTGAGTGATGCTTGTGATTTTTTTATTGCAGATTTTTAGGAGGTGCAGCACATGGAAAAAGTCGAAAATACAGAAACATCCCAGGTATATGAGAATGACATGGAATTATACCTTTCCCAGTTCTGCAGAGATCAGAAAATCGAGGATATCAGGCAAGAGTCTCAAAGCGTTTGGAATGCTGCTCTTATGTATATCAAACGCCATGCATTTAATGAGCCTGATTGTCTTAAATCTAAAGAGATGCATAATATAGACGGATTTATGGGTGGTTATAGTAATTATAATGCTTATGACTATACGTTAATTAATCGTATATGTGATTATTATATATATATGTGCATGATGTATGACAAAGAGGTATCAGCTATAGGATTTAGTTTATTAACAGGTATAGACAGATATACTATAGCTACTTGGAGAGATGAGGGAACTAAATCAAGTCCATTAAGTTCTGACATCGGCAAAAAGATATCGGATTTTCGCGAAGAGTCTCTAAGCGCAAAGTTAGCCACGGCAAAGCGTAACCCTGTAGGGATCCTGGCAATCCTGAATCGTCACTACGGATGGAACCTTCCCGGAGTATCGAGAGAGCAGCAGAACCACAAGCAAGCCTTAACCGCTTCGGATTTGCCACAGTTAGGCAGCATAAATGGACAAAATACATCAATGTTGACCGATTCCAGAGCGTATGACGATAGCAACGTAGATGCGAATGAGTAGCAACAAGTGTGGAAACGTGCGGAAATACGGGATAGTTAAAGACGTGTCAATAAAGACTGCGCGAAGCGCGAATTTTGCGCATAGTTGAAAAGCCGCATAGCACACCGGGGGAGGGGGTCTGACAGGATCAGCGCACAGACCCTACTTAGTCCCTCAAATTTCCTCAAAAACAAAAAGACCCTTAGGATGTGTGTACCACATGATTTTCATTTACATAGTTTTAGCATGGATACTGTTTCAATTACATGCTCCTGCATGGGTATATATCCTGTTCATCATCGGAGTATTTTTAAGAGTAGTAGTCACTGGTAGAGATTAAGTGTATGCAGATATTTGGGAAAGAGATAAAAGACGAATGTTCAAAATGTGGTGAAGTGCTGCAATGCGAATTATTTCTGCAAGGCCACGGAATCAAGAGAGACCGTGAGAACGTTACGGAAATGGTTAGCTGTCAGATGGAGCACCAAAAGAGCAGACTTGATAAAGAGCCTAAAGAAGATTTACCAGTTAAGGAGAAATGCGAATTGCCACCGGAGATTAAAGAGATCTACACAGAGGTTTGGAAAATACATAAAGAGTGTGCTAATCCGAAAACGGATGAAGACTGGGAATATCTTATCCGGCAAGGCAATCTGCTGATTAAAATGCACAACAATAGCCAGTTTGCTAAAGCACTGGTAATGGCAATGATCGATGAAATTGAAGGAAGGACGAAGAAAAAATGAAAAAGATAATCAGAAAATTCTTAAAAGTATGTTCTTCAACAGCATTACTTACTCTTTGCGGAAGTAATTTCCAGATTGCACGGGATTCCGGCACAGATACAATTTCAAGAGTTCTGTGCATTGCATTCGGACTGATATTGCTGATAGCAAATTATTTTGTGTGGGAGGTAGAACTGACATGATTGGATTTATGATTTTAAAAATTTTGACAACCGCAGTGATGGCATTTTTCGCAATAGCAAGTGCATTTGATGCGCCTAAACAGAAAAAAGCATCAGACGGAGTTATTTTATTTGCGTTCGCAATGTTCCTTGCATTTGGAATAACTTTTATGTGGGTATAGCCTATGTGGTTACCGGAGATTATGCGAATTATCCCATATCACAATGTTGAATGGGTTAAATTCATAAAGCCATTGTTATTGCCGAATATCCAGTGTTGTGTTGGCATTGGATATGTGGCAGAGAAATCAAGGCATCAAGAGTGTATGTAGCCTGTGCATGGGAAATGAAAAATGGAATAATGCGTTCGACAACACCAAGTTTTTCAAAGTACCGTGCACAGGCGTGAAAATTTTTTAGATAAAGATAGGTTGTTTCACGAAAATAATCCGGGAGCAGATGGTCTCTCTCCCGGAGTTTAGGACTATCGCCAAGCGGTAAGGCACAGCACTTTGACTGCTGCATTCCCAGGTCCGAATCCTGGTAGTCCTGTTTCGCAGATGTTTTCTTCTTTCGGTCTTTGCCATCTGCGAATTGTCTTCCATACTTTTCCATTGGAGACACTCCTTTCACCTCATAGCGGAATGCTGTTAAGAGCCGTCACAAGGCTCGTGAGGGTTTAACCGGTTTATGACAGCCCGGTTTTTGCAGAATACCGTTGTGGGTTTAATCTGCATCTGTTTTGTACCATACAACAGTTTAGAAGAGTATGTGGCTCAACAGAGATACTGCAACGCCCTTGCAGACACAAAATGGGCGTAGGTGGTGGCAGAATGGTATTGCAGGCAAAGAAGCCGATCAGTAAGAGTATTGCCGAGTGACAGGCGGACGATCACCCGTAGCCAGCAACAACACCTTTTCAGAAACTGATTTTGTGAGGTTCAAATCCTCACCCACCTATATTCCACGTAACCGCTTGAAGCCTTGCAACTATATAGCGGTGAAAACTTTATCTGCGGTGATAAGACGATACCGTGATTGCAATAGTCGGTAGGTAGCAGATAGATATGCCAGAAGTTCATCTGTGGTTATACGGCACAGGTTTTGGGGAAATATGCATAGTGGCGATTGCAGCGGTCTGTAAAACCGTGACATTAGAAACACCGAAGGTTCGACTCCTTCTTTCCCCACGATGTCGGATCGCAACCGGCTAGCAGGTAACTGGCGGATGCCCTGCGAAGATAAAAATAGCCATAAGTGTTGCGCTGTGTCAGCGCCTTAAATGTAGGCATACAGCTTATGGAAACGCACATGATCGGTTAGTCAAGTGGTAAGACACCACCCTTTCACGGTGGTAACGCGAGTTCGAATCTCGTACCGATCATTGGGATGTAGCGCAAATGGAAAGAGCAGTGTCCTTCTACGGCATAGGCTGTGGGTTCAAGTCCCATCATCCCAACTTTTTCATTCAATCCTAAAAGACGCTATTGGGCAGGTGCGTGGTTGATAGTCGTAACGGATGGATTGTTTCAAGAAATCGCACCATCAAGATGCAGTGTTCCCATAATGGTATTGGAACGGCTTGCTAAGCCGCCGGGCGTTTATTCGCCTTGTAGGTTCGAATCCTACACACTGCGTTTATACGAGTGGGAACGCATATCATTGTTCGCAGGGGGATATGCATAATTGTGAGTTGAGATACCTGTTCTAGCAATTAACCATGCTATATTTGCCGTATGTCCGGGTGGTGAGGGAGCGGTCTTGAAAACCGTTGGCTGTAAAAGGCTTGCAGGTTCAAATCCTGTGTACGGCGTGCGTCGATGAAGGATTCGACCAGTAGTCATTATTGAGAAGTGAAAATCCTAGGAAGTAGCTTTGTTGAGATAGTGACAAATCCTCTTGTTTTGGAAAGCGATGAAAAAGTTTGACCGTTTCAAGTTTCAAAAAATCGTGAAAACTTTATATACGTCTGTCTGTTGGTCAGAAAGAGGTCTCCAAAACCTCTAACGAAAGTTCGATGCTTTCCTGGCGTGTTTATCCTTATCTCCACTTAGTCTAGTACTACTGCAATAGTTTAGATCGATGGGAGACGTATGGATAGTAGTTGCTCATTATCGGTCAACGAAAAACACTTCTGCGAGTAGAATTTGCAGATTCAAAAGTAGTCGTACATTGTTTGGGTCGGGTGGGTTCAACTCCCACGGCAACTATTCCCTAGCTAAAACGTAAGCCACATATGTTTAGCGAAAACCAAGCCTATGAAGTAGAGAAAAAGACAAGACTGTGAGATTGTGGATAGTCAGTGACAAGTAGGCGGTGCACATTTGGTTATGGCAAGCGCAAGCCATAAAAAGGTTTTACGGTGCGATTTCCATGCATAGCTTCAGTGGAAGAGCGGCATCCGCATAGGATGTGTGTCGGCGGTTCGATTCCGTCTGCATGGGTTACGGAGGAATTTTTCATGAATGGATTTCACTTAATTCTTCGAGAAGATTGTTGTTCGTATTGTAAAAATTTTGAACCGAAGCTGATACAAGCGAATATAACAACAGTATCTGACAAAACCGAAAGATGCTTAAACAACATTACTTGCGAAAATCTTGATAAATGTGAACGGTTAATGGAGAGGTTGAAAAATAAGCATGTGTGATTTTTGCAAAAATGTAGTAAAAATTGAAAAAGGGTTCCTTAATGCCTTATGTAAAGGTGACGATTTTATTTTTGAAGATGAAGGAAAAATTTACTTGTACATTAATACTGGAGATAGTGGATGCCCAGGAACAATGAAGATAAATTATTGTCCGATGTGTGGCAGAAAGTTGGTGGAAGAATGAAGCCATTAGAACAAATATTTTTTAGAGCTTGTGTGAATGAACAGAAAAGAAAACTGCATTTAAGTGATAGAGAACTAAAAATAAGAACTATTGGAAATATTTTTGAAAGATTAGGATTCTCGTACAAGCAGTTAATGTATTATGTCAGCAAGTGGTCTGACAAGGGATTTTATAATTATGGAGTGACGCTTGACTTAGGCTGGTTTGAATTTGACAAGCTGACCGGAGAATATAAGCAGATTTATGATTATATAACAAGTACGGACGGATGGAAAGATGGAGAACTTGCAAATTATATTGTCAGTAATTCGTTTAATCGGGAAAGGATAACAAATTTTGCATTGAAAAAGCATCTTGGAATTGGAAAAGATGAGGACTTCTTCAATCCATACAGATAGGGGGCAACTAATGAAACATATCAAAGAATGGAACACTTGCGATAGTTGTGGATTAGAAATAAAGAATACACTTATCAGAAAAGGAAAAGCGAAAATTAAGTCAAAAATCCAAAAAGGTTACCATCTTGATAGTTTGCTTGACAATTTTGGAATTATTTTGTACACAGAAGAAGCAGAAATTGACTTATGCTCTAAGTGCCGGAAAGAGTTTGAGGAGTGGATGAAAAATGAGCATGACAGCAGTAATTGAAAATATAGAACGTGATGTGTTTCGACAGGTCACACCTAAAAACATCGGGAATATTGAAAATATAAAAATTGAATGTACAACACTCGGAGAAGACCCGATTGTTGTGGCAGATACAAAGGAAGACGAGGAAACTTTGAAAAAATGTTTTTATGTAAAACTGTCCGAACATCGTTGTAGCAAATGCAACCGCCTTTTAGGCAAATTCAACGGACAGGCTGAAATCAAATGCCCGAAGTGTGGGAAAATAAATAGAATTGGGGTGAATCTTGGATGAAAATTATAAAACGACACAAATTAGTAGCACCGACCAAAAGATTAACCTGCGATAAATGCGGTTCGATATTTGAGTTCGAGAAAAGAGAATGCGATGCAACTGACATAATGGGTGTAATGCATGATGGTCTTGGCGGTTACAATATCAAGTGCCCTGTATGTGGGAAACGGTCTTATTTTGATTGGAAGTAAATTGAATATTTAGAGCACCAGTCGTAGAGTGCCTACGCAGAGAGCCAAATTTCCAAAATGTAAGGAAAGGAGGCTCTTTTATATTGGCAAGTCAGAGCCTTATATCGGCAGTAAACAGCTATGACAATTACATACAGCGCAAGGGAATTGATGAACAGGTCATTGATGCGTATATAGAAGCCTGCAAAGTGGCTATAAACGGTGAAAAGGATATAACTTATGGCTTACAGATAACAAACCGTTCTAAAGGCATTGTAGAGCGTTTCTGCATGGAAAAAACCGGAGGAACCATATGGGATTTGGAAAAGTATTCCTTTGCAAACAAGACGCACTATTCTTTGACAGATAAATTTTACGATGTTCTTCTACTAGAAGCACAAAATAAGGTTGTGGACAGTGCCTACCGATACTTGGAAAAGAAAAGAGAACCTAGAGAGCGGTTCTATATGCCACGTAGAAAGCAATTCCTTAAAATCGGTCTCATGGATGCCATTCAAGGCATGATTGATGATATATATGACATCCTCTGCGTGTCACTTATCCCTGGTGCTGGAAAAACCACGGTCGAGAAAATGCTAAATGCGTTGGTTGCAGGATGGTTTCCGAGAGATTTCAACCTTTTTTACTCCCACAGTGGAGATATTACACGTATGTACTATGACGGTGTGTACGATATTTGTACAAATTCTGACGAGTACACTTGGAATGAAATCTTCCCAAATCTTTCCGTTACCAGTACTAACGCAAAAATGGAACAGTTTAACATCGGCAAATATAAACCATTTCCATCCGTTCAGTGCACATCCGTAGGAAGTAAAAATGCTGGTAAAGTACGTGCATCAAAGTTTTTGTTCGTAGATGACATGATCGGTGGCATTGAAGAAGCTATGAATCCTATAATTTTGGATAAATTGTGGGACAAGTATGCGGTAGATGCAAGACAAAGAAAGACACAAGATACTGACGGAAAGAATTGCAAAGAGATCCATATTGCTACCAGGTGGAGCGTAAACGATGTAATCGGTAGGATCCAAAATATGTATGAAGGGAATCCGAGAGTAAAAGTAATTGCGGTTCCGGATATTGACCCAAAAACAGGATTAAGCAATTTTGACTACGAATTTTCCGGATTCACGGTTGCTTTTTTTGAAGATCAACAATTACTCATGGATGAAATCTCTTATAGGTGTCTTTACAAGCAGGAGCCTATTGAACGTGAGGGATTGTTATTCCCGGAAGAAAAAATCAGACGTTATCTTAATCTTCCACATGGAGAACCGGAAATTATTACCGGGCAATGCGATACCAAGGGAAAAGGAACCGACTTTTTTGTTCTTCCGGTATTGCAAAAGTACGGAGAAGATTATTACTGCGTGGATGCTGTTTGCGACAATACTGCGGATTATGAGATGCAGTATGAAAATGCTGCAAATGTACTTGTTAATAATAAAGTGCAAGAGTGCGAATTTGAGCGTAATGCCGGCGGTGACCGTGTGGCAATGGAAGTAAATAAGCGTGTAGAGAGTAAAGGATGGATATGCAACATCACAGACACACCGACAGAGACAAACAAAGAAGCAAGAATTTTTCAGTGCTCTAACTGGATTTTGCAACACGTAATATTCAAGGATCCATCATTGTATAAGCCTAACGAACCATACGGTGTAATGATGTCGTTACTGAAAAGGTATTCTGTTTCAGGAAAAAAACAGTTAGATGATGTACCGGATGTATTTTCAAACTTTGCATTGCGAATTACAAACGGAAACAGGGTAGCAAAAGTAGAAGCAATTCAAAACCCATTCTCTTTCGGACGGAGGTATTGATTATGGTGACTAAAGATTGTTTATTTTGTGGGAAAAACGTTGAAAAGAAAAAATATGTCTGCGAAGAATGTGAAAATAAAATAAAAAAGTTAAAGCAAATCACAAGGATTGATGATGCTGCTTTAAAAATGAAAAAAGCACATAAAAAGTATTTGCATAATGAGTATGATTATGAAAAAGAGAAAGAAATAATTGCAGAAAAAATTATCAGCAGAGGATTTTCTTTTAATAGTAAAGATGAGGTTTGCTTTGCACTACAACTTGAAAAAGAAAATATAGAATATATACCAAACTACAAAATAGAAAACTATCAAGTTGACTTTTTCTTGCCTAAAATCAAGAAAATTGTAGAAATAGATGGTGAATTATACCACACAGATGAAAGCAAAGATTATTTTAGAGAAAGAGCAATAATGCATTTTGTAGGAGAAGAGTATGAGATTATCAGGATACCTGCAAATGATGTGCAAGAAGTAACCATTGGAGACATACCGGAAATGCTTGATTATATAAAAGAAAAAAGATTAACTGATCACAGATTCAGAGATACAAGGTATGATGAAGTTTATTTACTAGGTTATTTAAGGGAAAAAAGAAAGAGGGAAAAAAACAGATGACAACAAAAGAATATTTAGGGCAGATAAGCCGCCTTAATCGGATGATAAATAATAAACTCACGGAAATCGCACAGCTCAAAGATATGGCAGCAAGTATATCTGCTCCGCAAAGCGGTGAAAGAGTACAGACTACACCGAATTTTGACAAAATTGGGACAAGATATGCCAAAATTGATGAAATGGAACGGAAAATAGATGGCATGGTGGACGAACTTGTCGATAAAAAAGAGAAAATCATACAGCAGATAGACAGCATGGAAGATGAAAACACATACAATATTCTGTTCGCAAGGTACATCGAAAAGAAAACTTTTGAAGTGATCGCAACAGAAATGAAATATTCATGGAGACAGGTTGTCAGACTTCACGGAACTGCATTGAAACAGTTTGAAAAGAAATACGGAGAAGGGTATTTGAATGAACAATGTCATTGAATGTCATATATAAAAAATGGTAATGTTAAACTGACGAAAATATTTAAGATGCTTTCTAATCCTCCTAAAAGGCAAACAGCCGGGAATACCGTCTACGTTATGTGGGCGGTATTTTTGTGCGCAGAAAAGAGGTATTTATGATTTTTAATCAAAAAATTAGAGTGTACTGTCCGGGATGCGGACGGTTGGTCGGTGAATGCAGTTCAAAATCACACATCGACAAGACATATAAGTGCCGGAATTGCAATAAGATGGTTGTTTACCATACGGAGACCGGAGAACGTGAGATTAAGAAACTTCCAAAAAGAGACCAGAGCAGCGGAATGACATTTATGTAGGTGAAAATATGAACACTATGAAATTTCAAGACCTTGTAAAGGGTTGTCACGGTAGAAAAATTGCATATACGGATGTGGAGCAGATAACCAAAGACAACATTGTAAAGGTTGTTGGTGATTGCATCGGTGTTTTTAATTACAATAAGTCAGTTATCAAGTATTTGTGGGAGTACTACAAAGGAGATCAGCCGGTACTATACAGAACAAAGCTGTCAAATGAGGATATAACAAACAAAATCGTTGAGAATCATGCTTATGAGTGGGTACAATTCAAGGTCGCTCAGACTTACGGAGAGCCTATTCAGTTTGTCAGCAGAAAAGATGATGAAGCTGTAAATAAGGCAGTAGATGAACTGAATGATTACTTAGCAGATGCAAATAAGCACGAGAAAGACATAAAAGCTGGTGAGTGGCAGTCGGCAACCGGAACATCATTCAAAGCTATTCAGATTGTGAATGGAGATGTGCCTATCCGTGTGGTTGCACCTAATCCTCTGAATACGTTTGTTATTTACAACCGCAGTTCTGAAGAACCGATTTTGGCGGTACAGGAATTAAAAGATGAAAATGGCGAGTGGTACAAACTCTGCTACACGGAATCCTGTGAATGTAAGATAAAAAACAGTGCGGTTGTTCCTGATACATGGAAACTTCACGGATTTGGTGGAATACCGATTGTAGAATTTCCGAACAACCATGAGCGATTGTCTGATATTGAACTTGTTATAGACCTTCTGGATGCAATCAATAATACGCAGTCAAACAGAATGGATGGTATAGAGCAGTTTATCCAGGCATGGTACAAATTTGTAAACTGCGAGATTGACGAAGAAGAGTTCAAAAAAATGAAAATGAACCATGCGTTGGTTGTAAAGTCCATCAATAAAGATAATAAGTCCGATGTGGACGTTATGTCTCAGGAGCTTGACCAAACACAGACACAGGTTTCCAAGGATGATTTAACAGACAGCGCACTTTCAATTTTGGGAATACCGAACAAGCAAGGAAACACTGGCGGTGATACGCAGGGTGCGGTTGAGCTGAGAAACGGATGGGATTTTTCAAAATCAAGAGCAAGGCTTAAGGATCCGGTTGTTAAGACAGCAGAGAAGAGACTGGCCAAGGTTGCGCTAAATGTTATCCGCATTAAGAAAGAGGATCTGAAAATCACTCTTAGAGATTTTGATGTGCAGATTAACCACAGTCCACAAGATAATATGTATACCAAGTCGCAGACATTACTGCAACTTCTGCAGTGTGGTATTCATCCTCTTATTGCAATCAAAACGGTTGGACTTTGGGGAGATTGCGAAAAGACTTTCAACCTTTCCAAACCTTACCTTGATGCTCTGTGGAAAACTGCTGACATTATCAATATAGAAGAGCAGATGGCGAAAGCACAAGAAATTGTAAAACAAATGCAAAATAAGACAGTTGCCTAGAAATAGGTAGCTGTTTTTATTTTATAAAATTTGCAGCTATGCGGTAAATAGCAGAGACTCAGCAGGAGCGACCTGCGGTAACAAAAGCGTGAGTTTAACGGAGGTAATTTATGACACGAGAAGACGTATTAAAACTTTTTCCCGAAGCTACGGACGAACAGATTACAAATCTTTTGAATCAGAACAATTCGGAAGTTGCAAGAGAAAAAACAAAGGCAGGACAATACAAGGCTAAGGCTGATAGTGCAGATGAGTTACAGAAAAAGCTTGATGAACTTGAAGCCGGAAATCTTTCTGAAATTGAAAAAGCTAATAAAGCTTTGGAAACTGCAAATGCAAAAATCGCAGAACTTGAAAAGACACAGGCTATTGCGGATCAGAGAAGCAATGCGGCATCCAAGTTTAACATTTCTGCTGAACAGGCATCACAGGTTATCAAGGATGACGGCAGTTTTGACTACGAAGTACTCGGAAAAATTATCTCTGATAAAGAGACTGCTGCGGCACAGGCTAAAGAGCAGGAAATCGCAAACGGAACCACAAATCCTGGCGGTGGTAGTGCTGGCGGTGGTAATGGAACTGAAAGTAAAGGTGCTGAAATGGCAAAGAAATATAATCAGCGCTATGTAATCGAACAGTAAGCAAGGAGGTATAAACGTTATGGCTTACATGAAAACCACTACTTACACTTCTGGTGTAAACATTTTAGCAAGTGAAGTCGGACTTGTGTTAAAAACTTTTGAGGGAACACAAGCAATGGCAACACAGGTAGATGATAAGAAAATCATCAAGGCAGGAACTGTGGTTCCAACAAATAACGCTTCTGCGAAGGGAATTGTGTTTGAGGATGTTGATATTACAGATGACGAAAAGAAGCCTATTTCTGTAATTATTGCAGGCCGTGTTATTAAGGCAAATTTGCCTGTTGCAGTAGATACCAATGCCGAAACCGCACTTAAAGCAAGCGGCATTTACTTTGATTAAATTACGGAGGTAAGAACAGTATGCCTAGTGTATTAACAATGATTACAGACAAGGATAGATTGGATTTTTCCCAAAACTATTCTATCGCAAGAAATTATGTAGGTGACCGTCTTTTCCCTGATATCAAGACCGAGAACCTTGAAGCAGAGTACGAAAGACTTTCCGAGGGAATGGATCTTCCTACCGCAGCAATGGTACACGCATTTGATACCGAGGCTGCTATTGGTGTAAGACCTGGATTCGAAAAAGTAAGCGTAGAAAAGCTGCTGATTAAGGAAAAAATCAACCAGTCTGAAAGATTACGCCAGTTGCTGAATCATGGTGTAAGAGAAAGCAACCTGATTGACTATGTATATGACGATATGGGTCGGCTGTCTGATTCTGTAAAGACAAGAACTGAAATCGCAAAAATGGAGGTTATGTCTACTGGTAAGATGACCATTAACGAAAATGGTCTCAATTTTGCTATTGACTTCAAAGTAAATAAGTTCAAGGCACTGAAAGGCTGGGAAGATCCTACCCATGATATCCTTGGAGATATTGCAGACATGGTTCAGATGGCTCTTGACAAAGGATATGTTGTCAATACCGCACTGACTTCTACCAAAATGCGCTCTTATATGCTTAAGAATGAAGGAATAATGAAAGCTATTAAGGGAGTTAATTTCGTTGGAATGGCAATTACTCAGGCAGAAGTGGAAAATCTGTTGTTTAGCCTGCATAGTCTGAATATGGTAATTGATGATGATATGTACGGAATTGCCAACAAGGAAAATACAACGAGAACTCCAAAGAGATTTTTACCGGATAATGTATTTACTCTTTATGTATCTACTGGAAACGGAAAGATTGGTACTGGACTTTGGGGCGTAACTCCGGAAGAAGAAAAGGCAAGTGCATTTACAAGCTTGTCCAAAAAGCAATTCATTACTATTTCCCAGTGGGCAACTCCTGATCCGGTTGCTGAGTGGACTAAGGCTAGTGGCGTGTTTATCCCTGTAATTCCTAACCCTTATGGAATCGTAATCGGTACTTTAACCGAAGGAGAAAGCGGTTTGGATACATTGGTAGTGAACAGCACTGCAAGCCAAACAACTAATGGATACACGAAAGTAAGCGTTTCCCCTGCAAAAAGCGGCGACAATTCTTACAAATACAAGGTAGCAGATGATTGTAAATTACCTTCTTATCTTGGAAATGTAAAGACGTATGCTACTTGGGACGGCATTTCTGAAATTGAAGCAATAACCGGCAAGGAAATTATGATTATCGAGTGTGATCCTAATTACAGAGCAGTAAAAGCAGGTATTACTACGGTAACTGCAAAGGATGAATAAGAGGTAACACATGGCAGAATATACGACTTTGGAGCAAGTAAAAATCCGTCTGAAACAATTTCATATTGATTCTAAAAGTGATTCTGAAAGCTCCGAGGTCGTGTTTGACCATTTGGAAGAAAATCCTCTTTTGGAACAACTTATCAGTCAAGCAGAAGCAGACATCAGAGCAAAGAGAATGTACCCGGAAAGTTACACGGAAGAGAAGATTGCTGCGGATATGAAAAAATTTCAGTCCGTTGTGGTTAATCTTGTCGTGTATGACAGATCGCAAGCCGGTGAAAACTTCATGGCAAGCTATTCAGAAAATGGTGTGTCGAGAACATGGAGAGACCGGGAAGAACTGTTTGTGGGTGTTTTTCCATTTGCAAAAGTTTTATAACCCCATCGAAATCGAGGGGTTTAGAAGATTGTGCGTGACCATGTTACTGATTCCAGTAATAAGGTTGCAGGCGGCACACTTTAAGGGTGGTGGGCTGTGTGCCAACAAACAAGGAAGGCGGTATATGATGTGACTATAGAGTTATCTACAGCAATCATTATAAGCGTGTTATCACTCGGTTTTTCCGTCTACATTGGTCTGAAAAATAGCAAAAGAACAGACACAAAGGATATTGAGGAACGTGTGAAAGAAAACACACGCATCAACATGAAACTGGACACCATCCTTGATACTATCAATGAAATGAAAAGCGAGCGTTCAGAGATGAAGAAAGAGCTTGCAGAGCATGAACAGAAGCTGACAAAGGTTGAAGCCAGTACGGCATCTGCGCATCATAGACTTGATGGAATTGAGGAAAGACTTAACATTAAAGAGAACGGAGGTAAGGAATGATGGATTTTTCACAGGTAGGAACTTGTGTTGCAATCGTGGTTATCTGTTATCTTGCCGGTATTGGAGCGAAGCTGATTCCGGTTATTAAGGATAACTACATCCCGGTTGTTGTCGGCATTGTCGGTGGCATTCTCGGAGTAGTAGGAATGTATGTTATTCCGGATTTCCCGGCAAATGATGTGCTGAATGCGATTGCTGTCGGAATTGTTTCCGGTTTGGCAAGCACTGGTGTAAATCAGATTTACAAGCAGGTGAAGAAAGATGCTTGACATTAACAAGCAGGACATGAAGTACTCACGGCAGGGAGAAAAAGTCACGATTTATGACCGGGACGAAAACGGAGAAATAAAGTACATCGAGATGGACGGAGAAAGGATTCCGGTGGTTTTGAGAGAAACTACCGGATATTCTGAACCCGTCCTTTTTTCTGCCAACATCAGTAATAAGCTGTCGGAAGTACTGGTAAAAGAATTTGGTATTGATGATTCCAGTTCGTATTGTCAGATTGTTACCGATAAAGGCTATTTGCCGATTAAGGCAGGAGATGTTATCTGGAAGAAGTCTGAAGTAGGTCGTGACGATGACGGAATTGTGGACAGCAAGACTGCGGACTATGTTGTCAAAGGCGTTGCAGACGAGGGACTGACAGCAGATTTGTTTTTGTTGCAAAAGACGGTGAAGTAGGTGATTGACTATGGAATGTGACAAAGAAAAATTAACTATTCCAAAACTGGAAAATGGAATTTTCACTGAAAAAGGTGTATGGATTCACGGATGTGACTATTCTAAAGAAGTGGTAGGAACATATGGGAAAGACAATCAATATCAACCTGTTTGACCAAAAGTCCATACAAGCGGCTGTAAAGGCTCTTAAAGACTATGAAAATAGTTTAACCTATAAATGCAGGCTACTAGCTGAAACACTGGCAGAAAAGGGCATAGAGATTGCTAGAGTACAGATTGCTGACCTCGATGCTATATTTACATCGGAACTTTTGCAAAGCATTCATGCGGAATACGTTGGCTCCGTAAAGGGTGGCGGTGTTTGGGCGGTGGTTGCAGGTACAGACCATGCGGCTTTCGTGGAGTTTGGTACTGGTGTTGTCGGAAAGCAATCACCGTACAAAGGAAATCTACCGGAAGGTGTTGACTGGCAATATGCAAGCGGAAAAACCATAAGGCAACTTGCGGATGGAAGATATGGATGGTTTTATCCTGCGGATGACGGTAAATGGTATTTTACAGAAGGTATGCCGTCAAGACCATTTATGTACCTGACTGCAATAGAACTTCGTGATATTGTATCACAGACAGCAAAGGTGGTGTTTGGTAGTGGATAATGAATATCAGTGGGTATCAGATTTCAAAGTAAAGATTGCATCGTACTTAAAAATGAAGATACCGCAGAGCCATCCTAAAGCTTATGTGACGGACAAAAGTAAGGATTTGTCAGACCCTACATTCCCTACCGTGTACTTTCATGCTATGCCATTTACAGAGACTGGACAAGACCTTGAAGCACGTTCGGTTAATGGAATCACAGCATCGTACCAAGTGGATGTGATAACCAACAAAAGTCAAGAAGAAGCCGAAACTATCATGGCTACGGTTGCCGGACTTTTCAAACGTCTGCGATTTCAAATAACTTCCATGCCGGAGTTCAATAATACTTCGCAGGACACATACAGAAGCACTGCACGGTTCAGAAGAACAGTAGGTGCTGATGATACATTGTAACTATTAGAGCCATATGGCTCTATTTTTTTATGCAAATTTAAGGAGGTATAAATTATGGCAGCAGCCGGAATTTCTACTTTAGGTATTACTTTCGGATATGGTACAGAGACAACCGCCGGAACAAAACCTACAAGTTTTAAGCAACTTACAAGAATTAATGCCATTGGCGGCATCAACATTGAACCGGAACAGATTGATGCTTCTGCGTTAGAAGATGCAATCACCAGATATGTAAAAGGTCGTGCAGATACTGGCGGTTCTTTTGCAGTCACAGTCAACTTTACATCAGAGACTGTTGCTGAATGGACTGCACTTATCACAGCCTATAAAGCTCTTACTGGTGGAAATAGAATGTGGTTTGAAACCGTTATTCCCGGAGAAGATAAATCTTTCTTCGTTGTTGCACAGCCGCCCGAGCAGATTCCACAACCCGAAATCGGACAGAACGAACTTCTGACGATCGAAATGAATCTTACCATTGAGGAATACAAGGGATTGGATGCTACCGTTGCACTGACAACGGGGGAATAGCAAGTCAGTCAGAAACAAATAACACTGCCGTGGCTGACTTTGATGAAGCGGTAGACGAAACATTGATTTAGCAAAAAGAGAGCCGTCTTCGTGCGGCTCCTTTCCAACAAAATGTTGGGGAAAGGATATGTTTTTATGAAGAAGATTTTAGTTAATGATGTTGAATATACTTTAGAGTTTGGATTCGGTGCTGTGGAGTGCAAGGATTTGATTCAAAAGATGTTTCTTATGCTTTCCGGTGGCTATGTAGCTAAAAAAGCAAAAAATGTACAGAATCCCACACCAGAAGAAATTGTAGATGGTAGCGGATATATGCTTGCAGAATTTCCTCATGTATGCAAAACGGCTTTTTATGCTGGTCTTATCGAAAACCATAAAGGTATTACACCGGATGAATCCAATGCTTTAATGAAAGAATACATGAAAGCAAACGGTCTTTCTTTTGTGAAGCTGTATGGAGAACTGACAGACTGTATGAAAGAAGACGGTTTTTTCGAACTGTCGGGTCTGACGGAAATGATGACGCAGACCAAGGAAGAGATGGAGAAAGAGGACAGCAAGGTAACGAAGATGCCACAGGATCACAAGAAGAAATCGACTGGCACAAAATAATATGGGAAGAATATTTTCCATTTGCTTTTTCCATGGGAATTTCGATAGAAGAGTTCAAACATCTGAATCCTAAAAAATTAGAGTGGTGTTACAAAGGATATAAACTCAAAAAAGAGGAAGAAGATAGGAATTCATGGCAACGGTGGGGAGATTATGGAATATCTGCATTAATTTTTGCAATAGACCATTGCCTAAACGGTCGAAAAGCACAATCGAAGTATATTGACAAGCCTATTATAGAACGTGCGGACATTGCTAATAATGAAAAAGAAATTCAGAAGCAAAGGAAAGCGTTCCTCGCAGGACTTATGGCAATGCAAGCTAATTTTGAATTATCACATCCCAAAAAGGAGAAACAAACATGAGTTTAACAGGAATTGATGTGTCCTCATACCAGGGGACGATTAACTGGTGGGCGGTAAAACAGAACGGTATTGATTTTGCTATTTTGAAAGTCATCCGTAAGGATTTGAACCCGGACAAGAAGTTTGAAGAGAACTGGAAAGGTTGTAAAGAGCACAATGTCCATGTGCACGGAGTATATGAATACGGATATATTACAACGGTTGCAAAATCACGATCTGATGCAAGAAGAGTGCTTACTATTCTTAATGGCAGAAAAGTGACAGTATATCTTGATGTTGAAGATGCCGTTATGAAAGGTCTTGGCAAAAATATTATTTCCATTATCAATGCTTACGGCAAGGTTATTACTGATGCAGGATTGCAGTTCGGTGTGTACACTGGGGAAAGTTTTTACAAGACATACATTAAGCCTTATGGCGGTGTGAGTTATCCCATGTGGATCGCACGGTACGGCAAGAATAACGGCAAGTGTGATGTGAAGTATCAACCGCAAGTACCGAACATGGTAGGATGGCAGTATACTTCTAAAGGGCGTGTAGGCGGCATTGTAGGCAATGTAGACATGAATGTATGGTACAAGGAGTTAGATGCCGTATATGAGGATTCTACAAGCCATAGAAACCCTTATACAGAGCCGGAAAGACTTCTGTATTACAAGCGTCTGGCAATGATGAAGGGAAATGATGTCAAGTGGGTGCAGTACGAACTTGTAAGGAAAGGTTTTATGCCGTCTGTAAATGCGAAAGGTAAGACGAACATTGACGGATATTTTGGAAAAACCACTTCTGATGCAGTAAAAGCATTCCAAAAGAGTATTGGAATCACTGTAGATGGAAAAGTCGGTGCGGTTACAAGGGCATATCTCAAAAAGTAATTTTAGGAGCGGTAGGTGTCACAGCTTACCGCTCTTTTTCTTGGAAGTGGCAGACACTTCCTTTTTTATTGCGGTAAAGGCGGTGCGGTATGGCAGATATTGATTCTTTGCAGATTAAAATAAAAGCGGATGCGAATAACGCAAGTAACGCACTGGATAAGTTGGCAAATAGCCTTACGAATTTTCAGAAAAGCTTGTCTATTGATACGTCCAAACTGACAAGCATTTCTAATAGCATACAGAGTATCGCAAATGCCGCCAGTTCCATGAATGCGAGCGGTATTAAGAACATATCCACATTGACAAATTCCATTAACAGAATGGGGAAAATAGATACAAGCGGATTAAGCAGGATTTCTTCTGCACTGAAGACTTTTTCTGCAGACATGGCAGGAACTAAAGTAGATGGAGTAGGGGATATTGCAAGCATAGCATCTTCGATTTCAAGACTTGGTGGTGTGGCATCCGGCAGAGCAATCACAAACATTCCTTTACTGGCAAAAAATTTGAAGCAGTTATTTACAACTCTTTCAACCGCTCCGAATGTCAGTGAGAACATTATCCGCATGACAAATGCACTTGCAGGACTGGCATCTACTGGTGCGGCATCCGGAAGAGCGGCAAACTCTTTAGGACGAAATCTGAACAATTATACGACAAGTGCGAAAAGAGCCACGAAGAGCACATTCAGTCTTGCAGCGGCTTTCGGAAGATTCTACGCAACATATTTCCTTGTGATCCGTGGAATTAAAAGCCTGTGGAAGTCCATAGAGGGAACTACGGACTATATCGAAGCATTTAACTACTACACGGTAGCATTTAATAAAGTCGGCAAGGAATGGGGCAAGGATTTTGAAAAATTCGGTTACGACAACGCAGAGGATTATGCGCAGAGTTTCGGAAACCGTGTAAATGAACTGCTTGGTAAAATGTCCGGTCTGAAAGTAGATGTAGACGGTGGACTGATTTCTGAAAGCGGAATGAAGAACCTGGGACTGAATTTACAGGAGATTACGCAGTACGCTTCACAACTTGCATCCATTACCAACTCTTTAGGGCAGACTGGAGAAGTCACTACGGCAATTTCAAAGTCCATGACAATGCTTGCCGGGGATATTTCCTCTCTGTTTAACGTGGATTACAGTACGGTTGCAACCAACTTACAGTCCGGCTTAATCGGTCAGTCAAGAGCACTGTATAAGTATGGTATTGATATAACAAATGCCACCTTACAGACCTATGCTTACAGATACGGCATTGAAAAAGCTGTCTCTGAAATGTCACAGGCAGAGAAACAGCAGTTGCGTTTACTTGCAATCTTAGACCAGTCCAAAGTATCATGGGGAGATTTAGCGAATACAATCAATTCTCCAAGTAATATGATTCGCCAGTTTACTAACAACGTAAAAGAAGCTGGTATGGTACTGGGTCAGTTGTTTATTCCGGTATTGCAGAAAGTACTTCCTGTTATTAATGGTGTCGTAATTGCGATTAAGAGACTGCTTGTCAGTGTGGCAAATTTACTGGGAATCAAGATTGATTTTTCTGCATTCGGTCAAGGTGTATCCGGGTACAATGAAAATTTAGAAGATACGGCAGATGCGCTGGATAAAGTTGGAAAAAGCGCAAAAAAGGCTAAAGGTTACACACTTGGTATTGATGAATTAAATATCATTGACCCTAACAGCGGTTCAAGCGGAAGTTCTTCTACTGGTGGAGCAGGAATTGACCTTACCAAGGAAATCATGGATGCTACTGCTGAATACGAAAAAGTATGGCAGGAAGCATTTGACAAAATGCAGAATACGGCTATGGGTTGGGCTGACAAAGTAAGCAAGGTGTTTAAGCCAGTAAAAGATATCATAGAAGATTTGTCTTATGCATTTAAGTTTGATTCTGATGCCTGGTTTAAGGTTGCCGGAATGGATACTTCCAAACTGGTAACTGGTATTTTTGAATGGTTCACAAGAGCAATAGATTCTGTGGACTGGAAAAAAATTGGAAGACACATAGGTAGTTTCTTGGACGGAATGGATTGGACAGCAATCTTTACATCTGCTGGAAATTTCATAGAAACTGCCATAGATGCTGCTATCGACCTGTGGAAAGGAAGCTTCGATGCTGCACCGATTGAAACCACTATTATCACAGCAATAGGCCTTTTAAAGTTTACTGGTGTTGGAGATATCATATGGGGGAAAATATCGGACAAGTTATCAGCCACGGTACTTGGATCAAGTATAGGAATAGTTCCTACAATTGCAATATCTGCGGTTACTTGGGAGATTGGATTTAATGTAGGAAAATCATTGGGCGAAGCACTTTTTCCTGATGATAAAGAAATCTATGAAAATTTCTCGTTTTTTGGAGAAGGCGGATTCTTTGATACAATAAAAAATACCGATTTTTCAATACTATTTGACGCTTGGAAACAGATGAATTCTGATGCGGCAGATTTCTTAACAAAAACAATGCCGATAAGACAGTTCTTTGATTTTCTATCACAATTTAAACTGGATTTAAATGATACATTTGGCTTGTTATCAGTGTTTGAAAATTTAAAACCTATTGTAGAAAACTGGTTTAATGAATCTGTCATGCCTTGGTTTTCGACCGAAAGATGGAGTGAACTGGGAGAAAATATAAAGCAATCATTGTCTGATAAATGGGATTCATTTACACAATGGTGGAGCGGCACTGGTATTCCTTCGTGGTGGAATGGTAATGTATCTCCGTGGTTTACTAAAGAGAAATGGCAAAATTTTGGAGAAACCATTAAGTCTTCATTAAAAGACAAGTGGACAAGTTTCACGTTGTGGTGGAGTGGTATTGGATTTGCTAACTGGTGGAACAATGTAAAATCATATTTTACTACCGAGAAATGGACATGGAGTGGCATTAAAGACGGATTGTCTAATGCATGGAACAATGCTATAGCGGCTGTTAAACAAATTTGGAATAGTTTTGCAAACTGGATAAATGATAAACTTAATTTCTCATGGGATCCTATAACGATAGCCGGAATACAACTTGCACCAGGAGGAAGTATTAGTCTTGGCAAAATTCCTACTTTTGAAACTGGTGGTTACGTTCCAAGCAGATACACAATGTTTATGGCAGGAGAAAACGGTGTACCGGAGATTGCCGGAACAGTAGGCGGCAAAACAGCGGTTGCCGGTGGAGTTGAAATCACTGGAATCAAAGATGCAATTAACACCACAGCAGAAGCGCAAATGCGAATGATGCAACAGGAAATTGACCTGCTTAAGCAGTTACTTGCAAAAGAAACATCTGTCAATATCGGTGATAGAGACATAGCAAGGGCAAACTTAAGGGGTCAGAAAGCTATGGGATTACAGATTATTACTTAAGGGTGGGATTTATTCCCACTCTTTTTTTCTATGGAGGAAAACACAATGATAGCAAGAGCAAGTGATTTCATCATAGTAAACGGAGTACGCTTTCCGTGCCCGGCTCCAGGAATGGAAATAGTTCGGTCGCAGACGGTTAATTCAGGAAGAAATGTAAATGCTGCAGTTGTCGGTCAAAAAGTCGGAAGAAAATTGTGGAAGATAAATAATCTTCAATGGAATGGTTTAGATGCGGAAACATGGAAAGAAATGCAAGATGCGTTAGAGCCATTTTTTGTGCAAGTTACGTTTACTGGGGATGACAATGTAAGGCATACACACACAATGTATCCAGGAGACACTACCGGTAAGCCGTTGTTTTTGGATGATATTTTTTATAGGAACTATGAAACGTGTAAATTCAATTTAATTGATTGTGGGTGGGAAGAATGATAAAAGCTTCTAACGCTTATAAGTCTGCAATGCAGAAAAAGATAAGAGACAGGGCATACATATCAATTACTCTCGGTGTAGTAAATGGTGATGCACAAAATACGGCTCATTTTGAAGGTGATTACGCATACTGGGGAAATAAGGTTTTGCCGTTTAGAAATGATGCAGAATATACGGAATATGCTACTTTGGAACAAAATTATATGCGTGTAGACGGTCAAATGTATTTTCTTCCGAGAGAGACAAGCGGATTGTACCAGCTACGTAATGCTCCATTAACTACACAAAAAATAATGGAAACTGTAAAAGTAGCATTTTCACAAGAGTATTCCATCAAAGGACTTACGATAGATTTTGGAAAATATTACCCGACTAGTTTCAAAATTGTTACAGATGAAAAAGAATTGACTTATACAAATGATAAACGCGATTTTTCAACAACAGATGTAATTGGAAACACCACAAATATACAAATAATTCCTATATCTATGGTCGGAGGAAATAAACGGCTTAGAGTAGAAAAAATTGTAATGGGTGTTGGATTGACATATAGAAATAATGATGTATCAGCATCATCTTTTGAAGAATTTGTTGACGGAATTTCAGCGGAGATTCCATACAGAAAATTATCTGTAACAATACTGGATAAAAATAATATATACAATGTAGACGATGATAATTCCTTTATCAACTTCCTTGAAACTGGACAAAAAATGGAGTTATCATACGGAATGGTCCTGTCAGACGAAACAGTTGAATGGCATAAAAAAGCCACGATGCTTTTGACTGACTGGAACTCTAAAAAAAATCAAATGTCTTTCACAGCAAATGATGTTCTTTCAACTTTGGAAGACAACTATACAATAGGAAACAAAATATACGATAGAACAGCATATGCAGAAGCTATTAGCATTCTAACAGATGCCGGATTCGAGCCTGACGAGTATTTTGTTGACGATTGTTTAAGAGATGTGAACCTGCACAATCCAATGCCGGAAGCATCTCACAAAGAATGTTTGCAGTTGTTGTGCAACGCTTCAAGATGCATTTTATTTGTAGATTCTGACGGAAGAGTAAATATTAAAGCCAACTTTGCAAATGTTATAGATCCGGCAGATATGCAGGTTACATCAAACGGAACTGCGTGGTGGGGAAATGCCACTAATGTATTATATGGAAACAACAATGTATATGCAGAACTGACAAGAAATTTTATGCGTGTAGATGGTTCACAATTTTTTCTTCCGAGGAATACAGGTACAGCCATCGAACAGACTGGATATGTTACGAAAAATGTTTCTGATGAAAATGGATTGTATTCGGAGAATCCAGTGCTTACATTAAAACTTCCTGCAGCATACACGTATTATGGATTGTATATTTCATTCCAGGGTAACCCTCCAAAAGAGATGAAAGTATCTACATATAATGGAGACACACTTCTTAAGACTTTTAAATATAGTGATTTGAAAAAAAAATCATTGTTAAATGATGAATTTGAAAATTTCGACAGTATTCGTTTTGAGATAACAAAAGCATATCCTAAAAACAGAGTCTTGATTGATAAAATCAGTTTTGGAGATTTATCTGATTATGAGTTGAAAAAAGACTCCATGACAGAAAATCCTTATGGATACGCAGAAAGAAAAACAAAAGATGTTTTTGTCAAAATATATACATTTCAAAACGGAGAGGATAATACACCGCAAGTAGTTGAAGATAACGTATATCTAAAGAAATCAATTAACAACTCTGGCGAAATAAGGTATTGTGAAAATCAACTTATTTCAACGGAAGATCATGCAAGGATTGTTGCTGAATGGCTTGGGAATTATTATGCGAATAATATTTCTTATGATGTTCAATACAGAGGGGATCCGGTGCTGGAAGCTGCTGATATTATTTTCATGGAAAGTGATATTGTAAACAGCTTACAAGTAGAAGTGGAAACACACAAATTAAACTTTAATGGTGCTTTTAATGGAACATTACAATTACGAAGAGCAATGAAAACATAAGGAGGTTGTAATGAAAAAAATAATTAACGGTCTTCTGTATAACACGCAAACTTCTGAAATAATATATGTTGATGAAATGACAAATAGAAAAATATTCAGAACAGAAAAAGGTAATTTTTTCTTGTTTTATCCAAACGGAGAAATAGTGCCAAAAACAAAAGAAGATATAAAAGAGTATTTGGGGCTAAATGATACAGAGAAATATATAGAATTGTTTGGAGATGTGGAGGAAGCATAATGTGGGCAGATCCTAAAACAAATTGGTCTTCTGAATGGAATGGTGAAACATATATAGGAGATTATTTTTTATATACAGATTATAACCGTATTAAAAACAATCTTTTGGAATTAAAAAGCACTGCAGAATCTATGTATAAAATATCATCTTTTAATCTTGGAGAGGATAAGGTTGAAGCAGATCTGATTTATGCCGATGAAGTCAATTTATTTGAAACTACGCTGGCAGAAATTAACAGTTCCACTTTCTCATTTTCTGAACAATTTAAAACATGGAAAGAGAATAAATCGGTTCCAACATATGAAGACTGGAACAGGATAGAATCGTTGCAGTTAAAAATATACAATACGTTAGTAGCACAAAGAAAAGCGCAGAACCGACTTGCCTTTACGCTTGGCGGTCAGAAAGGATTTAAGGTGTGATTATGGCAGATTTAAAAACAAACTACGTTGATGATGTATTAGACACAACTAAAAATCAGGTAAGAAAATATCAGCAAATACAAAATGACGATGGAACTGTTTCTTTTGTTGATGTTACTAAATATACGCAAGTAGGAAACTCATTCGGTGCAAAAGACATCAATGATACTAATGCAGCCATAAATGCTGTAAATGGCAATTTAGGAACTCAAGCGACTATGTCATTAAGCGGAACTACGCTTATTATTACAACGAAATAGGATGTGATATCATGAGTTTAATATTTAATGGTACTACTGTAGATAACGTTATTTATGACGGCACTACTCTGGAAAAAGTCATCTACAATGATGTAGAAGTATTTACCAGCGCAGTAACAGTTACTTTTGTAGAAGCCGGGGTTAGTACTGCTGTCAAATATAAGAAGGGAGCTACTGTTAGTAGAAGTACGGCTCCTAGCGGTGCTACCTTTGTCGGATGGTCTATGAGTAGTAGTGGAACTAGTCCGGTCGCGACTTTCACTGCTAATAGTAATATGACTGTGTATAGAGTAATTAAGAAGAGTACTACGTATGGAAGCGGTACTTTAACTAGAAGATGGGGTGATACTTACGATCAAACCACTAATAGGAGACAAATTAGTAATGAGATAATTAATGGAGCTCAAGTATCATCTATATCTATTACTTGCGATCATACATATAATAATGAGCCCTCACCTATATGCATAGGGACAACACTACTTGGTTACCTGACTGGTGGAACTAAAAGTTTTACTGTACCGACGAACGTAAATGATTATGTATATCTTGGTAATAATACAGGTGTTTATACAATATACTATGGTAGTAGTGTAAAGGCACTTGGAACATATACAGGTAGAACAGTTACTAGTCAATATGTAGGTTGATTAATTAGTTACTTAATATATGTGAACGTAATTATTACGTTTTCCGGTGTAATATCAGTATATAAGTATGCTTCAATTAATCCAGACGCTGTCACTGAAATTCTCACATATGCACCACTTGGAGATGTTGCATCAACAATTCTATTTCCAGTAGGTCTAGCAATTTCTGGCAATGTTGCAATAGTAATTGTTTTTCCTTTCGTCAAATTTTTTAAACCATCTATATACACCATTGCCTCAAATGAATTTGCTCTATAAAGAATAGGACGTACAGAATAGTCGGTGGTAATTGAACCACTATGCATAGTTAAATTGCCATTTACAGAAGGAGTGATAATCGATGGGTGGAGATTAGAAGCAAAAATAAATCAATCAAAAAGAGCATGGTGTAAAATCCATGCTCTTAATCTCTTTATCTGATTCCCCAGTCACCGTCATTGTTGACAAAACCAACCACATATCCTATCATGTCATCAATAAGATTTTCCGGGAGTATGCTGTTCGGAGACATAAGCGGAACATATCTCCATTTTCTTACACCGTCTTCAATTATATGTGTTCTAACGACAATATATATCCCACCATTACTGGTCACAATACATCGTTCACCGTCGTGCGGTTCACGATCCGCAGCAAGGAGAATAATTTCCCCAGGCAGATAAAACGGCATATAGTAGTCGCACGGAATTTTCACACCGATATAAGCCTTGGATTTTATGTCTTCCGGCAAATTTTCTATGCACATGGGTTCCACAGCATTTGTGGTTGCGATAATTCCATTCATAAGTTGTGGATTAAGGACAGAAATATACTTGTGCGATTTTTCAAGACTGAAATAGATTTTAGCTTGGTGACGTATGAAGTAACGGATAAGATACAGAGAGTGTTCCGGAAGACTGCGGCATATCTTGACAGATTCCAACATCTTATCTTCCATAGTGCCGCAACCTACCAGTTCGTCTACACTTATTCCGAAGGCTCTAGCAAGCGCAACAGCGGTAGATAGCTTCGTGTCGTTAGAATTACCGTATAGTAGTGAATTAAGCGTAGAATAAGGCAAATTAGCTTCATCAGCAAGCTTGTAAACCGTCATGTCCGGCTCATTGAGAAATTCATGGAGATTTCCACGAAAACTTAACATATAATTTACACGGTTGACTGATAGATGTGTCGATATTTCTTTGATTCGGTCTTTTTTAATCATGTTTTTTATCCCCCTTTCACATGATACACTTGTAACATCCCTTGTTTCAAGGGACTTCAAGTTCTGGCGAGGGCGGTGTTTATTGGCGTTTTCACCGTCCTCTTTTGTTGATATTTTACAACAATAAAAAACGTGCGTCAAATATATTGATTGTTTAGAACATATGTTCTACAATTTAGGTATCGCTACCAAGTGCGGAAAGATTAGGGGGTGTACTATGGGGAAAGAAGATTACAAAGAGGAAATCACAAAGCTAATCAATGCTTGCGATAATTTACATTGGTTAGAGTGCATTTATGCCTATGTTAAAAAATTACTTAGATAAAGGAAAAGAGCCAAGGACTTGCGCATTGCCCTTGGCTTTTTCTCATTCGTTCTTTTTTGCGATTGAATCAATCAACTTTTCCAAAGAGTTCCATCCATCTTCGTCCAAGTTGGCCAGTGCGGATACAAGACGGTGCTTAAATGTATCTTCACCGGACTTTTGAATTTCTCCGAGCATTTCAGAGATTTGTTCGTCTTTTGATTTCTGAACAAGCATTTCACCAGTTCCATTTCGGAGCCATTCTTCGTTTACATCAAACTCTCTGCAAATATCAGATATGGTTCTTTCAGATGGTGTCTTCGTGCCTATCTCAACTTGCGCAATATAGTTTCTTGACAAGCCGATTTGCTTTGAAAAATCATCTTGTGTCATATTCAAATACTTTCGCAAAGATTTGATTCTCTCATTCATTTACATCCCTCCTTTCACTAATAATATACACCCAAAAAGTCCCCAAGTCAACAAAAATGTGTTGACATAAAGTTTCTAAGGGACTATAATATGTTTACAAGGTCAACAGAAAAGAGGTGAGAATATGGAAAAACAGAGATATGTGGTTTTAGACAAAAACGGTAAAGCAAATATAGTTCAGAAAGCTGATTCACGTTTTGTTGGAATTGACGAGATGGCACAGCACATTGCGTTTGACATTATCGAAGATTACAAAAGCATTATAGATGGCGATAAGAAAATCGAAGAAACAAATATTGATTTGTCTATCAAAGTACTTACCGCCATTTCGCCTTTTAGGAACGGCTCTGGATTTGGAAAGGATTTCTAATTGCTTCGGCTTTTGCTAATTGTGGTTTTTCTTCCGGTAAAGAATTGACGATTTCTGAATAGTATTGGTCGTACAGGTTCTTAAAATCATCAAAACTTCCGGTATATCCACAGATTTTAGCAATAGCGTAAGCGGATGCGTATTCTTTATAATCCAAATTATTTCACCTCCTTATTAAAAAGATAAGGAGAGTATATCACAAAAAGGAAGTGAATTGAATGAGTGAAAAAGAGAAAAAGATTGTTGAAAAGTTAAAGAGAGCCATTCCGAATATGTCCGATTTCGACAAGGGATATATTCTCGGCAAGACAGAGAAGATGGCAGAGGAATCTGTTAAGAAGCAGGAGGAAGAAAATGCAAAGCCAATTTGAGAGAGAACTTCTCAAAACATTAAAGAGCATTGACGGTACTCTGAAAAGAATTGAGAAGTCCATGAATGATGAAGAGAAACAGCATATGACCATTTGCAATGCAGTTTCTCATGCACTGAATGGTAAAAAATACAAACCTATTCATTCAGATGCAGAACAGCAAAATCATACGCAGATTTCAGATACTGAATTTCTTCAATAGACATATCTGTGTTGCCATCCAATATGGCATCACGGCAGTCAATCTGATATTCATTCAATTTTGAACTTGCGTATGCAACAGCTAAATCATGAATTTCTTCATGAGACATTTTATCACCTCCTTTATAGGAGAGTATACCACAGAAAGGAGAACAATGAACGAATTAGAGCAGAAAACAATATCTTCCGTGGAAGTAGCGGAAATGGTAGGGAAAGAGCACAGCAAGTTGCTGAGAGATATAAGAAATTATATTGAACAGCTAGCCGAAGCCAAAATTGGCTCGGGCGATTTTTTTACGGAAAGCAAGTACAAAGATGCAAACAATCAGGAAAGACCCTGCTACTTGGTCACAAAGAAAGGCTGCGAGTTCATAGCACATAAGATGACCGGAGTTAGGGGAACAGAATTTACGGCAAAGTACATTGACCGTTTCCACGAAATGGAAGATTCCATTAAGGCACATATCCCTACTGGACAGGAATTGATTGCGCTGGCAGTTGTCGAAGCACAAAGGATGCTTGCGCAGAAAGAGGAAGAGGTTAAGCAGTTGCAGACCACAGTGCAACAGATGGATGCCGTGATCACCGATATGACACCAAAAGTTGACTATGTGGACAAGATTCTTTCATCTAACGACTGTATGACGGTTACACAGATTGCGCAGGACTACGGAATGAGTGCGGTGAGGTTCAATTCAGTTTTAAGAACAGCCGGCATTCAGAGAAAAGTCGGTGACCAGTGGATATTGTACGCAGACTTTCAGGGCAAGGGTTATGTGAGAACAAAGACAAATGATTATGTTAAGCATGACGGAAGCACCGGAACAAAGCCACTTACCGTATGGACACAGAAAGGCAGGATGTTCTTATACAACAAGCTGAAAGAGATTGGCATTGAACCTATTGAGGAGGAAAGCGCATGAGAAAAACAATAAAGCTGTTTCTTCCTATTATAATGGCACTCTCCATAACATTTACATCCACGACACAGCCAAAAGGATCGTTTATCTCCGAGGAAGCACAGGAATCATGTGTAAAGTACGGTGAGGAATACGGCATTTGCCCGGAACTGCTTATGGCAATGATCGAGAAAGAATCTTCCGGCAGACCAGATGTGGAAAGTGGCGGCTGCAAAGGTCTGATGCAGATTTCTGACAGATGGCATAAAGACCGCATGGAGCGTTTGGAAGTGACGGACATCTACTCCGTGGACGGTAATATCCATGTGGGAGCCGACTACTTGTCGGAATTGTTTGAAAAGTACTGTGATGTAGGAATTGTACTCATGGTTTACCACGGAGAGAAGAACGCAGCTACAAAGACAGAATTAAGTGATTACGCAGACTGGATATTAACCAGGAGCGCAGAACTGGAAAGGATGAATGGAAAATGACGAACAGAGAGAAATATGCGGAACAGATTCTTGATATTGCAACAACCGGTCATTCTATTGCAGTAGACGAAAAAGGTAATTTTTATAAATGCAGTGAATTAAAGTGCAAAGATTGCATATTTTCAAGAAATTGGAAGGATGATATTGATTGTTACAAAAAAGTTAAAGAATGGTCAGAGCAGGAATATGTTGAACCACCTTTTGATTGGTCGAAAGTACCTGTGGACACGAAAGTGTACGTAAGAGATTCCGACAGTGACCCTTGGAAACCTAGATATTTTGCAAAATTTGAAGATGGGAAAATATTTACATGGATTAATGGTGCTACTTCTTTTTCGGCTAAAGGCTTTGATGATGTAACATGGTGGAATCAAGGAAAACTTGCGGAGGATACCGTATGAGTGCCAAAAAGCGGTTTACCGTCAAAGGGTGCATCGGAAAGATATTTTGCAGTCCGAAAGAATGGGAAGTTGACCGTGAAACAGCATTCTATTACAGAATTGTAAACCGCAACACTGGGAAGAAAAAATGGTTAAGAAAGGAGTATTTTCATGCAGAAACGACAGATTATCCCCATCGTCCGTGCGAATGAGATTTTGATTGCAGGACTGTTAGATGCAGGAATCTTGTATATCGGTGAAGATAATATAATTCACGTAACAGAAGACTGAAAGCCGGAGGAGTGAGGAAATGGAAAGGAAGATAAGAAAAATCTTGGTAGAACTGGGGCTGAAACAGTACTTGCCCGGATTCCAGTACATCATCGAGGTTGAAACACTGATGTTTGAGAACCGGAACAGAAGACTTTCTGAAATCTACCGGATTATTGGAGAGGAACACAGCACAAATGAAAAAAGCGTGTATCAGGCGATCAAGTGGGTTGTTGATAAGATGAACCCAAACACAGAGCTATACAAGGAGATCAATGAGACAGACAAGCCGGTTTCAATCTATATGTTTGTAAATTCACTGTATTTATATCTTTGGGAGGATAGGAAAAATGAGGATTAAGCACATATTTTTGCAGAATTTCTGCAAATTCTATGGTTCTAACGTAGTGGACACCGATTTATACGACCGGACAGAGGTTTCCGGTGTAAATGAAACCGGTAAGTCCACGATCAAAAGAGCAATTCAGTATATTTTTGGATGCCGTGACGAGAACGGCAGAGAGATCACCGGAATTAGACCGCACGATAAGGACGGTAATGACATTGGCGGAGATATTACTGCAGAAGTTACCGTGGAGATTGACGGTACAGACAAGGTTCTGAAAAAAGTATGCCGTCAGAACTTCAATAAGAAAGGCGAGTTTACCGGCAATGTCACGGATTACTATGTGAATGATATTCCCAAAAAGGCAGCAGATTTTGAAGCATTTTTGGAAGAGAGTGTATGCGGAAAAGATAAGTTATCACTTTGCATCAATGCCATGACACTTCTTCTGAAAGGTGGCACGGATCAGAGAGCACTTCTCGCTGATATGTTTGGTCAGCACAGTAATGATGACATTTGCAATCAATTTCCGGAGTTTGAAGCATTAAGGACTGTTCTGCAGGACGGCACGGTTGATGAACTGAAAAAACGTTGCAATACGCAGTTGTACGGCACAAGAGGTAGAAATGGAACCAAGGGATTGCAGGATTTGTTAGATGAAATTCCAAGCCGTATTGACGAGGTGAGCCGTCAGAGAGTGGATATTGACCTTGCGGATTTGGAACTGAAAAAGAAAGCTTTACTGGATAAGCTGTCAGAGAACATTAAGCAGCAGACAGATACGCAGAACAGCATGATTTCCTACGATAAGCTGTCTGATGGAATCATTGAGTTAAAAGGTCAGTTGAGTGTATTACAGCAGAAAGCAAATGAAAAACTGGATGCGGATAGGAGAGATAAACGCACGGCACTGAACCTGGTTCAGAATGAGCATCAGAAAGAGTTGCTTAAGGCAGATACCATTCGTGAAGAAATCACGGCACTGGAAAAGCGTATCGCACAGTATGAGCAGAAGAGACAGGAATTGAAGAAGAGTTGGGATTTGAATAAAAGCCTTAAATTTGATGAAAACTCTTTGATTTGCTCCTACTGTGGACAGGAATATCCGGAAGAGAAGAAAGAGCAGTTAAGAACGGAGTTTGATACGCATAAGGCACATGAATTGGAACTGATTACCAAAGAGGGTTCTTCCTGTGCTGACCATATCAAAGCGGATCAGGCAGAACTGGAACATAAGCGTGAGGAACTGAAAAAGACAGAGGATGAATTGGAGCGTTTGGAGAAAGAGATTGCCATTGCTGATAATGCATTAAATTCCATTCCGTCAAGCGTGGATATTTCCAACACAGAAGAATACAAAGCTATTCAGTCGCAGATTGCAGAGAAAGAAGCTGCCATGCACAAATTCACTGACATGAATCTTCTCAGAATCCAGTTAAAATGTGATGAAGAGCAGATCCGCAAGGATATTTCCGTGGTTGATAAGTCTTTGGCGAGTGTAAGCATTAACGAGAGTGTGGATAAGCGTATCACAGAACTGGAACAGGAGCGCAAGAACATTGCACAGAAGATTACTGATGTGCAGGCACAGCTTGACCTGTTAAAGAAATTCATCCGGAAGAAGAACGAACTTTTGGAAGCTGATGTGAACAAGTATCTTTCTTTCTGCACTGTGCGGATGTTCAGACCTTTTGTGAATGGTGACACGGAGGAATGCTGTGACTTTACATACCGTGGAGAGCCTTACAGCCGTAACATGAACCACGGAGCAAGGATTCTGACGGAGATTGACATTTGCAATGCGTTTCAGAATCGGTGCGGTGTGGAATTGCCTATCATGGTTGACGATACTGAGAGCCTTGACCCTTGGAAGATTCCTGATGTTGACAGTCAGTTGATTATGTTCCGCAGAAGTGATGATGCGAGTTTGAAAGTGGAGGAAGTGAAGAATGAGTAATGAAGCAGAGAAACGCTACATTGTCGAGCGTGAGTTTGGACACGTAGGGTATAAATGCGTTGTGATATTTGGAAATATGGCTCACAGGTGCGGATATGTTGGCATTCCAAAGAATCATACGTTATACGGAAAAAATTATAATTACCATCTTGAAATTAAAAAATCAGATATTTATGGCAGAGAAGTAAGTGGCATTTTCCCTTTGCTTGGTGCTTGTATTGATGAAGATGAACGAATTCGAATTGAAGCATATTTCCAGTGTCACGGAGGTATTTCATATTCAGGTGGTGGAACAAATTCAAATTATCCTATCAAAAGTGATTTATGGTGGTTTGGGTTCGATTGCGGTCACGCTGGAGATAAGGCGGATTTGGATTATGCAATACAGAAATTCCCAAGCCGTAAAGAAATTTATCAGATGCAAAAAATGATAGAAAGTAAATTTCCTGTTGGTGTCGATGTCGTTCGTTCAGAAGAATATGTTGCTGATGAATGTAAGAAGTTGGCGGAGCAATTGAAAGAGTTTGAAAGGAATGAAGAGAATGCAGATTAAGAAAGAAACAGTCATTTCTGTTCTGACAACAAGCGGAGAAACAATCAATGCCGGTGACAC